GTGCCTTTTTTAGTGTCTTTTAAATATGCAAGACCAAATAATTATGTTATACAAATAGTATGTCTGATTTTCGAGCTAATATGCGCCAGCGATGGACAGCCATGCGAAACCGCTGCAACAGCGAAACCAATCCGCAATATCGCCATTACGGCGCACGTGGCATTTACGTGTGCGCCCGATGGGACGATTTTGATCTGTTTCTCAAGGACATGGGACCGAGACCGTCGCCTAAACATACAATTGATCGGATCGACAATGACGGTCCGTATGCTCCGTACAACTGCCGTTGGGCGACCCCCAGCCAACAAAATCGCAACAGCCGAAGAACCGTCGAGCTTAGAAAACCGCTGCAGATTGACGAGTGTATGCTAAATAGGGTACAGGAGATCATGGGAGCCAACCAGCACACGCCGATGATCGCCGCCGCTTACCGCAGGGAACTCGTTCCCATGCCGCTGCGCATCGCCCAGAGCCAGCAGCTACGGCTGATCGCCACCCGTGACCGCAGTGGAATTTCCGTGCAGGAGCACATCCGCCGGGCTATTGACCTGTATCTGGCGGTAACCGAAAAGGAAGCGCTGGAACTGGGGCTGATGACGCCCCCGACGGCAACCGCGATCCAGCCCATTCAGAGGGTCGTCAAACGATGACAAAACGTCCGAAAGTCTTCCTCTCCGACGAACCGGTCCGTCCGCAGGATGTTCTGCCCCACAAGGTCACCCTTGCCTTCGACGGCGACCCGGAAACCGAGCAGCCCTACAATCCCATCCCCAGACGGCCCGGCGAAGGCGAACCGCCACCCGATCAGCCTCCGGATGACGATCCTCGCAAACAGCTCCCCGAAGAGCCAGAGATTGACGACGAACCCGACGAGGAGGAAAATGCGCCTTCTCCTCCGGACCCCGAAAGACCGGAGGACAAGCCGGCGCCCGCCGGCGCAGACGTTGCCCCCCCTATGCTTGGCAACGAATATTCGGCTCCGGTATCGACTGACCTCCCCCTCCACCCCCCCACGGTCACCTACCGGAGCCGGATTTCCGTCGTCGAGGCGTGGCGTTATCCCGGCCAGCTGGCGCAAGCCCCGCCATTCATCGACAGGGCTTGGACGGCATGGGCGGAAGCTGACCTTTACGGTCGCTCCGCCGGACCCGCCCTGCGCGTCCCCGTCACCCGGTCTCTCTCCGGACCCGTCCCGCCCGATGGCACCAAGCTCTGTCGCATTGGCGATTATGTGGTCCGCCAGATGGTGACGCTGGTCGACGGGCTCGAGCCGGAGGAGGCGCTGGACGTCTGGCCGAAAGATGAGTTCGAACGGCTGTTCATGCCGGTGAAACTCAGGAAACCCGACCCGAAATGGACCGAAAATGCAGATGCCGCCTGACAGCCCCGATCTCGAGACGGCAAAGCTGAAGATCGCCTCGCGGTTTCGCAATTTCGAAGCCGCGCTCAACGAACAGCTCAATGCGCTGGCCACCAGCGGCTTTGCCGATCAACGTCTCGTCGCCATCGCCAAGACCGACTTCGAGAAGGCGTTTCTCACCCTCGAGAAGGCGATACGGATCGGCAGCCCGGACGATTACGCCAAACAGCCGTTCGGCCCCGGCGACAAACCGTTTCAGCCCCCGACAGACCCCCTGCCGCAACGCAATATCGGGTCCCGGAAACACATCGAATGGCGCGATGCCGAGCCAGAAGCTGAATAGCCTTGTCGATTTCGCCACCCTTGCCAGAGAGATCGCGCAGGATATTTTTCCGCTCGAGCAGGTAATACGGCTCCATAATCTCTCCGACGAGGAGTGGCTGCGGATCAGCGTCCACCCTAAATTTACCAGTATTCTCAATGACATGCAGCGGGAATGGAATTCCGCGTCAAACACTGCCGAGCGCATAAAAGTCAAAGCCCAAGCTGGACTTGAAACCCAGATCGAGGTGCTGATCGCCGACTGTGGCGACCCGTCGATTCCGCTCTCCCAGCGCACCGACGCCTACCGCATGCTGGCCCGGCTGGGCGATCTCGACGGGCAGGGGAAGAGCGCCATCGGCGAGAAGTTCAGTATTACTCTCAACATCGGCGCCACCACGCTGAAGGCGGAGGTCAAGGAGCCGAAAGTGATCGAGCATGTCGATAGATGACATTGCCAAAACGCTGAAAGCACCACGGCCCAGATGTCCGTTTCCAATCCCGCTCGACGTCTGCCATCTGTTCGAGAAGCTGACGATTGACCTGTGGAACGCCGGCTGGGAGCATTATTCGGCGGATGCGATCCTGCACCGCATCCGCTGGCATCACCACGTCGACATCGGCGACCGTTCGTTCAAATGCAACAACAACTGGACGGCGCATCTGTCGCGCTGGTGCATGGCGTGCAACCCGCATATGGGGGATTTCTTCCAGACCCGTGCTTCACCATCGAACGGTGGACCTCGGCATAGCTCAGAGGATTACATGGGGCCGGTGACGTGAGCATCCACTACGACGCCCCCAAGACCTGCGCCGAGTTCATGAACAGTGAAGCATTCGTGCGGATCGTCATGGGACCGGTCGGCAGTGGCAAGACCACCGCCCTGATCATGGAAATCCTGCGCCGGGGCATAGAACAGCGTCCGGGACCGGATGGCATCCGCCGCACCCGCTGGGCCATCGTCAGGCAGACGCTGAGCCAGATGAAGATGACCATCCTGCTCGACATGCTGAGCTGGTTTCGCCAATTTGCAACCTACAAGGTCAGCGAACAACTCATTACACTCGAGTTCAACGACATCCGCATCGAGGTCTATCTCATCCCGCTGGAGGAAGAGGAGGATCAGAAACGGCTTCTGTCGATGCAGCTCACCGGCTGTGCGATGAACGAATGCACGGAACTGTCCATCGACCTCGTCAGCGCGATCTCCGGGCGCTGCGGGCGGTTTCCGTCGAAGGCCGAGGGCGGCTCGACGTGGTTCGGGGTGATCGGCGACTGCAATGCGCCGACCGAGGGCTCGGACTGGTGGAAAATGATGGAGGAGGACCGTCCGCATGACTGGCAGGTATTCCGGCAGCCGTCCGGTCTCTCACCGGACGCTGAAAATGTCGAAAACCTTCCCGACCGTTATTACGAGCGACTGGCTGAAAACCCAAACCGGGACTGGGTCAGGCGCTACGTCAATTGCGAATATGGCGAGGACCCTTCGGGTGTTGCCGTGTTCCGGGATTGTTTCCGACGGAATTTCCACACGGTGGAGCATTTAGAGACGGTGATGGGTAAAACCATCATCATCGGCCAAGACTTCGGGCGGTCCCCGTGCTCGCTGATTTGTCAGCCCGATCACCGAGGAAGGCTGTTGGTGCTCGAGGAAGTCTTGGCCGAAGACATCGGTCTGGAGACGCACGTCACCCGGTCGCTGAAACCCGCCCTTTACAGCGACCGGTATGCCGGACACCTGTTTGCTGCGGTTGGTGACCCATCAGGCGTCGCCAAGGGTAACTTCCTCGAGGAGGATTCGTTCGATGTGCTGCGACGATTGGGAATACCGGCGTTCCCTGCGCCAACCAACGCCATCGAATCTCGGCTTGCCGCCGTTGAACAACTTCTGTTCCAGCAACGTGACGGCGGTCCCGCCCTTATCATCGACCGCTCGAGATGCCCAATGCTGGTCCGTGCTCTCAACGGTGCATATCGATATGAACGCAATCAGGCAGGTCTCACCAAGCCACTGCCTGAGAAACTCCATCCGGCTTCCGATCTGGCTGACGCCCTGCAATACGTCTGCCTTGTTCTGAACGCCGGCATCGTCAATTTCATCGCCAAACGCATAAAACCGAAACTCAAAGCCCCGCCGAAGCAGAAAGTCGGAGTCGCTGGCTGGACTTAGTGCAGCACTAACCCGATCATAGGCGCGGGCGCGCGAGGAAGGGGATCATGGCAGGACTGAGACTGGTTTCTCCCGAACAGCTGCTCGTCAATGAACAGCAGCAGGCCACCGAGGCCGTCGCCGCCGAAGCGGCGGCAAACGAGAATTCCCGTCTCAACACCAGCCTCGTGGCGTTCATCGACAACGAATTCTCACGATTCAAGCGACACAGGGACTCAGCCAGCGGTTGGTCAGAGAGGCTGACCAACGCCATGCGGGTGTTTTCTGGCGTCTACGACGTCCAGAAACTGCAGGAAATCAGGCGTTTCGGTGGCTCCGAAATCTATGCGCGCCTGACTGCAGGAAAGTGTCGCGGAGCAACGTCCCTGCTCCGCGACATCTATCTGAACCAAGAAAAACCGTGGGGCCTGAAACCCACACCAGACCCCAAATTGCCCGACGACATCGCCGCACAGATACAGGAACTGGTGCAGATGGAGGCGATGAACCAGATGCGGACGATGGGCGCCCCGCCGCAACCCGACGAGATCACTGACCGGGCGCAGGTGCTGATGGCGTCAGCCGCCAGAGCGGCGATCAAGAAGGCGAGACAAGAGGCCGAGGAGGCGTTCAAAAAACTCGACGACATTCTCGTCGAGGGCAATTTCTACAAGGCTTTGGAGGAATTCCTCACCGACCTGCCGCTATTCCCGTTTGCCTGCATCAAGGGACCGATTGTCAGGATCGAGCCGCGTGTGACGTGGGTCGAGGGCAAGGCGGTGATGCAGAACAAGCCGAAGATGTTCTGGAACCGGGTGTCGGGGTTCGACATCTGGTGGACGCCCGGCGTGTCGAACATCGCCGATGCGGCGGTGATCGAGCGCTCACGCATCACCCGGCAGGAACTGAACCAGATGATTGGCCTGCCGGGCTACAATCAGGCGGCGATCAGCGAGGTGCTTCGCTGGTACGGGCAGTCGGGCTATGTCGAAGCACAGGCGTCGAACACCGATACGGCGCGGGCCATCATGGAGAGCCGCGAGTCACCGCAGATGAACGAGTCGGCGATGCTCGACATGCTCGAGTATCATGGCTACGTGCAGGGCCGCATGCTCTTGGACTACGGCATGGGCGCCGATCAAGTACCGGACCCGATGCTCGACTACTTCGTCGACGTCTTCAAGATCGGGCGTTACGTCATAAAGGTTCAGATTTCTCCGAGCCTGCGCAAACGGCCTCCCTACTATGTCACGTCGTTCGAGAAGGTGCCCGGCACCGTCGTCGGAAACGCCCTCCCAGACATCCTTGCCGACATACAGGATGCTACCAACGCTGCTCTTCGTTCCCTCATTAACAACATGTCCATCGCGTCCGGTCCTCAAGTGGTTATCAACGACGACCGCGTCGCTGAGAACGAGAATTCGGACGATCTTTACCCGTGGAAGCGCTGGCACGTGGTAACCGACCCATTAGGGTCCAACAATGGCCAGCAGCCGGTGGTGTTCTTCCAGCCCGGCAGTAACGCTCAGGAGTTGCTCGGTGTCTATGAAAAATTCACCCAGATCGCCGATGAGCTATCATCTATCCCTCGATACGTCACAGGTTCAGAGCGTCTTGGTGGCGCAGGGCGAACTGCATCTGGCCTTGCAATGCTCATGGGAAACGCAGCCAAGATACTACAAACTGTTGCCGCCAACGTCGACAGTGACGTCATCGAGCCAGCCGTCGGCGAGCTGTATGACATGGTCATGCTGACCGATCAGAGCGGCACGCTGAAGGGTGACGAGTCCATCGAGGTGCTTGGGGTGAATGTTGCCATGCAGCGCGAGACCCAACGGCAGCGGCAGCTGGAATTCCTGCAGATCACGGCGAATCCCATCGACATGTCGATCATGGGACCGGTCGGGCGCGCCAACGTACTCAGGCCGGTGGCGGATGGCATCGGTCTCGAAGGCGAGACCATCGTGCCGCCGGAAGAAGAGATCAAGGCGATGGCCCAGCAGGGTCCGCCCGGTATGCCTCCGGGGGCTCCGGGTGGGGCACCTCCGGGAGGAGGGCCGGGTGCACCCGGTGGTGGGGGACAAGCAATGGCGCCACCGGGTACACCCGGCAATCAGGCACCCACGCCGAAAGGGCCGACGGGGCCACGCGATCTCAGCGTCGGCAAGGGTGGGCCGAACATAGGACCGTGAGATGAGCACCAAGCAGAGATCATCCAAAACGCATGTGAACTGGCGCGAGAAGTCCGTGCACTATGCCGGTGGCGGCTTTGTCGGCGGCTTGGCGAGCGGCTTGCAAGAAGGCTTGTCGTCGCGCAAAAAGCGGAAGAAGGACGCCGAAGAACTGTTTCCCGAAGCGCCTGAAAGCGACGAGGGGCTGTATCGGCGTGGTGGAAAGGTGAAGTACGCCGAGGGTGGCAAGGTGGGGTCGATGACGGGGATGATCCCGAAAGCGCTGCACAAGGCGTGGGGGATGATCCCGTCGGCAGCAGACCTTGCTGTTACCGGAAAAATTTCGGCGACGCCGGAGGAGTACGACGCGGCTCGCGAAGCCAAGGAAAAGGCGATAGAGGCAAAGCAGAAGCGAAAATGACCCCGACCACTCGCCACACCAACAAGAGCTTCAAGCGCCAGTCATACGCCAATGAATGGTTTGACAGGCCGCATGACTGGAACAAGGATTTGGGGGACGAACCGCTGCCGAAAGGCATGGCGTGGCCCGGTTTCAAGGAAAAGCTGACACCGCCACAAGAGCCCAAGGGGCTAATACCGCAGATGCGGAAGCGAACGGCGCCAGCTGAGCTATCTCCACGGTCACGGCGTAAATCACAGGAAATCTAACAGGAGGCCATGATGGCTAAGACGTCCAAAACTTCGAGCAAAAAGCCCGCCGGCAAGATGGCCGTCCCGGCTGGACCGTCCGGCAAAATGCACAAATTCTCCGGCGCCGGGCCGCAACAGTCAGATCGCACGGCGGTCACCGCGCATGCCGGCAAGGGAGCGGCATTCCCGTCCGGTGGACCGAGCGGCAAGATGGCGAAGTTCGTTGGCGTCAAAACCCAGAAGCCGGGCGTGACGCACACCACCAATGCCGGCGGAGGTGGCGGTAAGTACGCCAAGTAGTCATGGCCAAAACAATCTCAAAGGCTTCGACGTCGTCGAGAGCCGGCTACCAGAAGGGTTATCAGCTGGGTAACCGTGGTGGTGCGACGCCGAAGGCTGCCGGCGGGTCGTCGTATGTGAAGGGTGAATCTTCACCTACGGTCGGCTCAGGCCGCACCGGCGGACGCCAGAAGAAGCTGGGCGGAGACGGTGAGGGCAGTGGCAAGCTGAACATCTCCTATGGCGAGACGCTGCCCATCGGCGAACTGCAGGAGGTGGCCGATTTCGGCAAGGGGACGAAACCGGGCAAGGCGCTGAAGCTGGGCAAGGCGGTGTCCTATGCCAAGGAAAAGGGCGACAAGGGCTCCGGCTTCAACTATGGGAAGCGCAGATGAACCACCCGGTGAAGTTCTCCAAGAAGCTGTTGCCGTCGAGGCAGGGGCTGAAGGCGCTGGATCAGACCAAGCGCACCATTACGGATTACGCCAAGGCGACGCCGCTGCTGCAGACCGACGTTGAACCGGCGTCGATCTTGCAGGCGATGAGAAGGCCGAAGAATGCCTGACGAGACCAAACTGATCGAAGCAGCGATGCGGCTGCGGGGTGTCGACTCCGATGGCTGGGACAGCTTCGTCTTAGCACTCAGGGAATACGCGGCGACAGCGACGCGCGATCTGCTGCGCGTGACGGCGGATGAACTGGTGAAGCAGCAAGGCATAGCTCTGGGACTGACGCAACTGGCGCTGCAGATGGTGAAGGCGCCGGAGACGTACCAGAAGCATTTGGAGCGAGCGAGACATGGCCGACCAGCAAGAACCGACAGCCGAACAGAAGTATGGGCCGAAGCTCCCGAAACAGATTCAGGAACAGGTTGATGCGGTTAACGCTGCACTAACAGCTGAGCCGGAACAGCCGGCTGAGGAGCAGGATCAGCAGGACGAATACGAAGAGGAGGGCGACGAACAGCCGCCGGAGGGCGAGCCGTCCGAACTGCAAGCGGATAGCTGGGAGCAGCGGGCGCGTAGCGCGGCTGGCCGGTTGGAGCAGGCGCTGCAGTCCAACCAAGCATTGGCGCGCCGGGTCTCCGAACTCGAAGATCAGATGGCTGGTCAGAAGCTGAAGGCACCAGCTGAGCCGCCGCCCTACCAGAAGCAGCCGCTGATCAAGGAGGAGGAGCTGAACGACTACGGCGAGGAGTTCTTCGACGTGGTGGGCCGCAGGGCGCGCGAGGAGATTTCACCGGAACTCTACCAGTTCGGCGAACGGTTGAAGCGGCTCGAAGGGCAGCAGCAGGTCGTC